GGTTCTCTTCTTATGTTTATTCATACTTGAAAATTTGGGTCTCCTCCCAATACTTGTTTTCTTTGGGATCCTTTCGTGTGGCAGTTTATTTACATCAAACTTAATTCTAGCCATAAAATATGATTTTATTTGCTCCTAGGAGCCACGGAGACAGCGATCTTGAGGTAGTCTGGCACCTACATACCCCCTTATTTTTTCTTTAATTTATTCATAGTAGTCACACCAAAGCTCGCACCTACTATCGTTAAAATAATATACCAAAACATAGGATCTGCTTTTTGGAGAATATCCCATCCCTTATCCATTGCTGGCTGAAATGCTGGAATGAAATGGCACGCCATGAGCAGCGTAAAAAATAAACATAACCACTCATCCTTTAATGAGTGTTCTTGCTGCCTAACTTGTTCGAGCTGCACTCCAACTTTAGCCACATCCAGGTTATTAGCAGCCTCAAGTTCTTTCTCTTTTATTATTTTATCTTTCTGCAGCTTATGGGTAATCGCACCCATGGTTTTTTCTGCAGCGAATTTGAAAATTGGATTTTTTAAAAAACCTAAGAATTGGATCATAGAATACTCCCAGCCATTTCAGCTGCTACTTCTTCACATCGACCAGGCGTTTGCTTATGCCATTGACTATCGATGATCTGAGCAGATGCCTCCTGGAAATCTCCATCTCTTAGAGCTTGCCACATCTTTTTAAATTTAGAAGTTCTTGGTCCACCAAGCTGATAACACATTTGAATTATGCAGCACTTTTGAATGTGGTTTAAATTAATATCTCCTATAAGTTTCTCAGCTGCCGATACAGCAATATTAAAATCTTTATCGAAATATTCCTCAGCAACTTCAATAGGATAATGCTTGCCGTCAATAAGATCATCATCGGGTAGTACAAGATGACCATAACCAAAAGTACGCTTGGATAAGCTGTCCAGGTATATATGATCCCTATATCCCTCGTGCTTTTTAATTTTATCTTTAAGCTCTGTATAATCTGCCATTTTATCTCCTTAATATTTTTTCGGATCAAAATTAAGAATTTTAACACCTAAGAACCTTTGCTCCTTTGTTCTTGCTCGATGTATCTTAGATCCGTTTTTTCTAAAGTTTCGTGTCTTGACATCATAAGCCGTGTACTCTCCCGTTGTTAAGTTAAGCACCAGTAAATCTATTGGTCCCTTAGAACCAGTAGGCGTAAAGACAACCAGGTTAGGATCCTTTGCAAATCTAGCTTGCGCTAGCAGCTCCGTCTCTAAACCTTTGGCAGCAGTTTTTCTATTTCTGGAAGAAGTAAAAGATTGAGCCAATTAAACCTCCAATTAAAATTATAATTGCAGCAGCTCCTTTACCTCTGTTCATAAATGTTTTTAATTCGCTAATATCTTTTCTCATTGCATCTATCGCTTTAAATAAAGTTTTCATTCTTTCAGCGCAGACTTTCTCATGGTATGAAATTCTTATACCATTATGATCTTCTATATTAGAATTTGTAGATCTTCTTTTTTTAGATTTCATTTATTGGCTTACAAGAAAACCTAATGAATATTTGATGAGCATTAGTTTCTTGTCTCCCTATTTCTTTTTGTTTATTTACTGCCTCCTCATACCCAGCCATTAAGCAATCGTAATAATTATCGTATGTTGTAGGCATTGTGAACGGCTCCAGGCAGCCATGGAATGTGCTACACATGAGCATAACCAAGGCTATCTTCATAGCAGCTCCTATTTAAAATTTATATTTATATTTACTCTTATTTTTTCATCGGTTTGTGTGACCGAAGAATGTTTAATATGACCATCAAATATAACAGCTTGATTTGCTATTGATGGTACTTTCTTTTTATCTTCAAATAAGGTGTATCCATTATTAGTATTAACTGAATAAAGTAATACCTTATGTTTAAAATCTCCGTCTATATGAAAACCAGTAATTATAGGTTTAGGAGTTTTAGTATATAAATTAACCTTACCTCTTAATAATTCCTGGTGTTCTACCTTTGCCATTAAAGGATAAACAATAGGCATTAAATGATCGCTTAATATTTGTTTATCTTTGTATAACAAATGACAAAAGAAAAAATAACTATCATCTGTCGGATCTGCCGTTGATGACATATAAAAATATGGAAAATCACTCTCCATTGTAATTGTTTTTATAGTCTTAAATAACGGCTCTGGTAAAAAATTTTGTATTATTTGCATTAATTAAAATTGCAAGCTAGCGTTATTCTTGGTGTTAAACTTTCGTGTTTATGTACGCAATGTTGTAAATGACTTCTAAAAATTAAAAGACTATTTTCAACTGGTCTCAAATTATAAGATTGATATGTTAAATCATTGTGCTTAACATCAATCGGTGGCAGCATATCTTGATAAGGATTATTAAAACTTACTGTAGTTCCTTTATCTTTGTCTCCTTGAACAATATAGATAGCTGAATATCTATGTGTTGCGTGATTATGAAATTCCTGATAATCGCCAACCTCATAATAATTTAACCAACCAGATAATGGCTTGCCATATAAATAATTAGATCCATTTTCTTTATTAAAATAATTTACAGTTTCTGTAATTTTTTTTAATACAGTATTAAAGCTATTATCGTTAATTACATTGTATGTATTAAAAGTATTTTTAACTTTTGAATACCAATTACTTCCACCAGTATTTGTTTTATCTAAAATTAAATTAGAATTTTTTTTAAGCTCATTAAGCTCATTACTATTTAATAAATTTTCTTTATATAAAACAACTGTCGGAAATAAATAAATAAGTTTATTTACCATTTTCCTACGGGACAATGTATATCGTCATGCAGCCATTTAGGGATCCTAACTTTTAACGGCATAAAACAATTACACTTTGAACAAATTTTAGTTTCTTTTTTAAAATGCTCGCACTTTTCACAAATAGAATATCTTTGTTTTGACAATGGAGTTTCTGGATGCGGAGATTGTTCCTCCATTAGTATTTAAGGATAACAGCTCCAGTTGTTGTTCCAGCTCCACCATAGGCATTGTATCCATCTTGAACAGATCCAGATGTTCCGCCATATCCACCTCCAGCGTGCCACCCAGCTGCAAAGTGATTGTTATGTCCAAGAGCTGCAATGTCGCTATCTAAACTTGAGAAATCAACACCAGCTCCTCCGTTGGCATTTCCACCACATCTTGAAACTGATTGACCATTTCCATTAGCTCCCGCAGATGCTGCAGTATCCCATGCGTAGTGTTGCATATTGGAAGTTCCACATCTATAGCCGCCATAAATTGTTGCGCCTACACCTTGTTGAGTTCCAAGTGATGCTGTTGGTTTATAGCAGCCTTGTACTTGCGATCCTACATTACCCATATAAGATCCCTCGTTAGCAGCTCCAGCTGATTTCTCTTGCGATCCAGATGAGTGTTGTCCACCTCCACCGCCAAGAGCAATTAATTCTGCTGCATCTCCAGATATTCCAAATTTTGATGAGCCACCATTTTTTCCAACATTATTTCCGCCATTTGTTCTAGTGTGCCATGCTGATCCACTTTCTCCAACTTCATAATCGTAATCTGTTCCAGAGACCACAGCATAACTATCATGCCATACGACACCGCCAGCGCCTCCTCTCCCCCAGTTATGACCATACCCGCCAGCTGCACCTATAACTGCAACTTTGATATTTCCAGTTAATGGAGCTGTCCAAGTACCCGTTCCGTAAGTTGAGAATGTTTGTAATACTGGAGCTTTAATTTGAATAGTGAATTGTCTTGCGGGTCCAGCTAATCCAGCACTATCTGATGGAGTAATTTCAAAAGTTGATGTTGTATCAGTTCCAACAGCTGTCGCTGTTCCAGACCAGGCTCCGTTTGATCCTAGAGTTAAACCAGCTGGGATTGATCCAGAAGTGACAGCGTAAGAAATAGTTTGACCCTGGAGATCTGTCGCTGATGGCTGAGTTAATCCAGCTACATTAGCTCTAGCGCTATCGTACATTATGCCTAATGATCCAGCTGGTGTAGTCCAAGCTGGAGCAGAATTTGGCTCAACAACTTGCGTAAATTCTCTGTCAGCAGTTTTGCTGTTTGCTGTTGCTCGAACAGTAAATGTGTAAGTCGTTGCAGAATTATAAGTTCCTAGCGTTCCAGTAATTAATCCGCTTGAGTTCATGGATAAATTAGTCGGTAAAGATCCGCTCACTACAGAATAAGTCACAGCATCCCCATCACTATCTGTTGCGGATAGCTGAATATTTTGTGCCATCTCGTGATAGATAGTTGTTAAAGTTGCGCCAGTTTGCCAAACTGGATTATTATCAACATTAATTTGATTTTCTAAAGATGCTTGTAAAGCATCGCCATTAACTAATTTAATATCGTAAGGCTCTTTAGCGTTTGTAAAACTACTTCTTGGAACGACAACAGTTAATTGAGTTGCGCTGTCTCTAGCTGTTGATGTGGCATTAACTACTGAGGCATCGTTAGCAATAAAAGAAACGACAGCTCCAACTTTAAAATTTTTACCAGTTATAACAAAAGTCTCATTTCCCCCTAAATCTGTTTGAACATCAACAACATCAACAGATGAAATTTGAGGAGCAGATAAAAAATCAGTAGTATCGCTGTTATCTCTAAATTCAAAAGTATTAGTAGTAGTGTTGTATCTTAATTGTCCCTGGGTAGTCCCACGCTGAGCTGTTGTACCAGACGCAATTTTAGTTCCCTCTGTACCCGTGTCAGTTATGTTTTCAAATCTAAAGTCAGCAATGTCCCTAGCTTTAGTCATAAGACTAAACCTCCTATATTAGTTTTTAAAATTATTTTATTAAAGAACGATTGTATTCGCCTCATCCTCAGTTAATGGATCTCCAGCTATTAACTTAGCTTTAGCACTAGCTTTTAAATCTTCTTTAGCTTGTTTATCAGCAGCCTCAGTATTTTCTATTTCAGTTATTTTAGCTTGAATATCTGATTTAGAAATTTCTGCTTGACCACTCCAATCAATTACCAACTCATCTTCTACATTACCAGATACAGTTCCAGACCAGTTAGGATTGATAGCAAATATTGCCTCTGCGTATTTTCCCGATATTGTTTTTGCCATTTAGTTATCTCCTATTAATTTTTCTTAAAATGTATTAATTGAGCAAAATGCCTTGTGTTATAACCACTACAATTACTTTGACAGTAGTTGTATTCAGCAGCACCTCCACTATGTCTCGATCCAGCTTGTTCTACATAATAATTTGTTCCAACAGTTAAACCCGTGCAAGGCATATAAAATGTTTTGCTGATATATTCATGCGCTCCAGAATTTGTATAATATTTATTGTGCTGTCCATCGAAATTTAATTTAGTATCACTAGCACCAATACCCGTTGATGTTCCCATCATCAAATAAGTATCTACTCCAGTTCCGTTAGAACCTGTGTAAAAAGCGCAGCCGTGCATAAACAAAATCATGTCATCTGTGCTTGTTGGGTTGAATGTAAGATAATTGCCGCCAGCAATATCAATGTAGTCTGTTTGATTGCTATAACTAACAACAGAATGATAATTATATCTATCGAATGCGTGAACCGAATAATTCCCAGACGAAATTGTCCCCCAGCTTGGATTAGCACCCGCTCCGCCAGTAATTAGAGCTTGACCATTTGTGCCAGCAGCTAACCTTTGTAATCCGCTGCCATCTCGATATACAATATCTCCTTGAGTAGTTAAAGTTGTTCCAAGATCTGTTCCGTTAGTTCCGTTTGTGCCGTTGGTCCCAGCTTGAGCCATAAGCTCCCAGTAAGCAGTTGCCGTTGCTGGGTTTTGGTTTGTTCCAGCCTGGATGCAAATATAGCTTGAGCCGCTATGTGAAACAGCGTCATCTTTAGTATAGGCAGTTCCGCTATTCCAAGCGCCTTTCCATACCATTTTTATTTTACCTATGTCAATTTGTGCCATGTCAAATCCTATAAATTATTTGGTTAGTTAATAAAAGAAAACTTATGGAGTACATTAGATCGTTGCTATAAGTCTCCCAGTAGTAGCATTTAAGCTAAATACAAAGCCGCTAGCGCTAAATAAAACATCTGAAAAACTCTCATATTCAGTTGCGCTAATGCTGTCTGCGCCTTGATTTGTTGTTATCACTCTCAATGAGTTGTTTGCTGGAACGGGAGTGTTAGCCGTTCCCCCCATGTTAGTATGAGCTGTGCAATAATAATAAAGCTGTGGAGCTGAGGATGGTACAACATAAGTCAAAGTGTTAGCTCCAGTATCTCTAGTCACTCCAGTTGTATATTCAGATCCGCCTCCGTGAGACCCGTTGGAAGTAGTTGATAAAGCAAAAGGATGAGAGGCTGGATAGCTGAAAACATAAGTGTTTCCCTCATATAAATTTAAAGTTTGCTGAGCCACACCATTAATTAAAAATACACCTCCGCTGTCTGTCACAGTAATATTAATCGTTGATGGAGAGAAATATTGTTGAAAACCATAAACCTCAGCTGAGCTAGCTGGAGCGTAAGTTAAAGCTGTCCCGCCAGAATTTACGATTAAGGCATGACCAGGAGATCCAATAGCCGCTGGTGTATCTGTTAAATCATTTATTGATACATTGGCTAATTGGAAAGTACCATAAGCCACTACCATAAGAATATCGTTAAGAGCAGCTCCCGCTGCCAATACTACGCTTGTTCCAGATGTAGCTGTGTAATCTGCTCCAGCTAATTTTACCCCATTAAGATAAACATCGATAAATCCCGCATCGTAAGCTAAGACCGCAGAATTACTATCTGCTCCAGAAAAAGTAGTTTGACCAGCTGTAGCTGTGTACTCGAACCTATTTGCTGTGCCATTTACTGTAGAACCAGCTGCCGCCCAGCCACCAGTTTTATAAACTTTAAGCTCATCTGCCGTAGTATCAAAATAAAGATCTCCAACATCATTATTGGATCCTGGAGCCGATGCTAATACTCTGTATCTTTCTGCAAAAGAATTTACTCCAGCTAAATTATTTGAAACATTTGTGACATGACCACTAGCCTCTGCAGATGCTAAAGATGATAATCCAGAAATTCCAGCAAGTGTCGCAATATTATTTGTTGGAGTGATTTGACCCGCAACCGCTGTAATATTGGAATTTGCTCCAGCAACTGTCGCTATGTTATTCGTTGGCGAAATTTGGTTAGCAACAGTATTTACATTTGTTTGATTTGTTGCCGTTAAAGAAAGTTGTCTCCAGACAGTATTGCCTAGATCATAAACTTTCATTAAATTGTTTGTCGTATCGAAATATAGGGATCCATCCGCTAAAGCGTTTCCGTCATTATCTAGTGTTGGATCAGATGCTTTAGCTCCTAAGAATTTATCATCAAAAGTATCTAAGGCTGCCTCAGCTGCAGTTTGTGCTGCCTCTGCTGCTGTCTTAGCAGTTTCAGCTGCCGTCTTTGCAGTTTGAGCATCGTTCTTATGAGTTTCGGCAGTATTCTTATGAGTGTTAGCTGTGGCTGCAGAATTGGCTGCAGCTGTCTCCGATGCTGCCGCTGCTGTTTCTGAGGCTGCAGCTGCTGCTGCGGATGTGGATGCTGCAGCTGCATCAACTAATAAATCCCATTTTGCTATATCAACATTGGAAGATAAAGGCTGTGAACCAGAAGAGGTATGAGCCGTCTTAACCATGTAAATATTATTGTTAGAGGTATCTTTAACAATATCTCTAACAGCATAAGCAGTTGATGCCGCCCAATTTCCTCTATTAGATCCTAGCTCTTGCGCAATAGATAATTCTCCAGATGTATCGAAAGCAAGAATTTTTCCAGCTCTGTCTGTTGCAGAGTTAGTAAATTCTGTTGATGTCATCGTATTAGTACGAGACAGTTTTATAGATCTATCAATTTCTTCTTGAGCCTCTTGAATTTGTAAAGTTAATTTATCAAGAGCTGCCTCATGGGTTTCAGCTGGAAAAGGATCGTTAGCAATATAATCTGTTTCCTGGGTTAAGTTTGTATCTCTTAATAAAATTACAGATACCCCAGATGCTGGAGCTGTTCCAAAAGTGACAGTTCCACCAGATGATCCGTTATCTACTACTGAATAATGCGTACCTAAAACTTTAACAGTTTCAGTTCCGTTAGCAGATCTTTCAATAACTTTTAATTCAGCCGTAGTATGAATAGGAAATTGATATGCAAACTGAGTTGCTGATCCATCTCCATTATATGAATTTTTTACGACTAGCGTTGAAATAGTCAATTTGTTCTCCTTTTAGATGTTGTGAAAAAAACTGTAGGCGTGATACTCCTACTATATTTTTTTCTTTAGATTAAAATGTCAATTCTGTCTATTGTTATTTTAAGGCGACCACCAGTATTCTTGACCCGTCTGTTTCTTTAATCTTCTTATATTTCGCCTTGTATCTCTGTCATAATTTGGGTTTAAGAGCTTTTCTAAGGTATCAAATAGCAGCCTTTCTGTGACTATCCGTGTGTACCAGATGTTATTGCCAGGTGTATATCTTTGGATAAATGCTGCAAGCTCCTTACCAGCATTAGTCTTTTCGCCACTTGCAAGCTCTGAAACATTGCCAAATGTTAAATTTATTAAATCTCCAATAAAGCTAATTACTGGTCCAGCTACTGTCTTTGATATAGATCCACCATATCTGTTTTGATCTGAGAATAAGAAGTCTCCAAATATACCTAATCCACCACCATAAATAGCAGCATTAATCCAATATCTTATTCCCATGTTTTCTGGAGATGTTGGTTTTTTACCAGCTGCAATTTGCTTAATCTCATAAGCAAAAGCTCCCATAACAGTTCCACCTAATATCATTGGAGCTAAATATTTAAACTTTCCCGCAAATCCTATTTGTTGAAAACCTCTAGCCAAATGCGTCATGCCTAAAGTAATTGCAAAGTTTTTATACATTAAACCAGAATTAACTATTTCTCCTTTAACTGTTCCTGGCTTAGCATTTCCAGCTAAAGTAATTCTACCTTTTGCAGATGCAGTAGGTACAGCAAAATTAGTTTCATTAGTTAGCCATGTCATTAATCTTGTTGTTAAAAATTCTCTTGTCGCCTCATCTAAATCAGCTCTAGCAAAAATATCGTCTGGTCTTAAATAAGTCATACCTTTACCAGCAAAAGATGGATCGTCTATTCCAGCATCATATAATTTTGTAGTTCTAATAATATCCCACTCTTTTTCGCCAATACCATATTTCTTAAATTGTGCTTGTAATTTTTTATTTAATTTAGCAAATGGAGTTTTAACTTCTTCTGCAAGTTCTCCTAATGCCATCATTCCAAACGCCCATTTATTAGCTTGCGTAGAATGTGATAATCCAGATCCTCTTAAAACTGCATCTGAAATTCTTTTAGACCACATAGGAGCATCTACTTCCATTAAATATCTATTCATAACCGCAGATACGCTACTCCACATTTCAGCACCTAAACCAAGTTTAATTGCTAATCTTGCTAATTTTTTATCTTTCTTCATACCCTCTGCTAAAAATTTAACAGAGTTCATATTAGCTTTATGTGATTTTAAACCATTAAATTTTGCAGTATGTCTCATCCAATGTTGATCGGTAATAGTCATAACCGCAGCTCCTCCTAATTGAGAGCCAGTTAATATTTGTCTTAAAGCTGCAAAAGTATTTCCAAAAAAACCATCAACGGGTTTGCTTAATTGACCCTTATGATACATCATTAAGTTATCAGCATTTTCTAAAATAGCATTAGTTCTATCTTGTTCAGTTCTATAAATTTTAACTTGATCTTTTTTAACACCTCTTAATTTACTATCTTTAATAATAGTTTTTTTTCTTTTAAATAATCCTTTAGCCTCATTAGCTGCATCAATAGCAGATTGTTTTCTAATCATACTTTTTGCCCAGGTATGAATAGCGTCTGGGTTTGGTCCAAGTATTTTAAGTATAGCAATATCCCTAGACATAGAATTTATGTGATCTAGCATTGTTTTAAATGGATCTGGATTGCCAAATCTAGTTTGATATGCCATCCAATCATCTGCACTTTTAAATGCTAAAAATCTATGATCTAATCTTCTATTGTGAAGAGCTTTACCCATTCTATTAACCCCAGGTTTAAAATTAGCCATACCCTCTGTTGCAATATTATCGTACACTTCACTTAAAGCCTCACGAATAGATTTATCTGTAAATGGCAAACCAGATCTTTCATCCACCATTTTTTCTATATCTAATTTTGGTAAAATAAAATCAATCCAATCTTCTTTTGGAGTAGATCTAACTGTTAAAGTATCGTGCATTTGAGGTAATCCCCAATCATCTCTTTTTAAAATTTTACCACCAAAATAATTAAATCTTTTTCTTAAATGCTCAGCTACCTTTTTCCATGCCTCTGCTAACTCTTGAGCATTTACATTTCCAGTTCTTTCGCCCATTAACTCTCTTACCATTAATTTTTTATTAGCTTTTTGTTTTCTGGATTGTAATCCTCCCCAACCATATCTGAATTGATCTAAAACATTATTCATCAAACTATGAGCTTTCTTAGCCTCATTAGTTGTTTGGTTTTCTATATTGGGTTTATAGCTCCAGTTATCTTGAGCTAGGTAAGCTCTATAAGCATTAGCATAATCTATTTCGCCATTTTCATTTCTATAGTTTGCAAAATCAAATTCTATCTCTTGCATTTTGGCTTTCATCTGCAAAGTGTATCTTAACTTCTCTGCCTCTTCTATTTTCATGGCATCGTACACTTCTCTTGCAGCTCTTTGCTCAGCCTCTGGCTTTGTTAAATTTTTTCTGTATTGATGAAAATCTCTTATCTCGTCAAAGTTTTTATATAATCTTCTACCTTGATCCTCAGATATTAAACCCTCTTTAATACCATTAATAATACATTGCTTAAAACCACTCATACGCAGTTCTCCAATCTTTTAAACATAGTTGCAGCTTTCGCATCTTGTTCAAATGCCTCCCTGGCGGTTCCCATCAATGGCACTATCTCTCCGTTTTCATCTAACCTGGTCCCAATAACATACGGAACATCAACATCATTAGTAGGATTATTTCTTGAAAATTCTTTATCTTTTATTTCAAAATATTTTTTTTCAATTTTTGTATTAATTTCTTTTTGTTCTTTTAATAATCTATTAATACCTTTTTGATCTATAGCTCCAGGTTTAGCCCAGAAATTATCAAACTTATAATTTATATCTGTATAAACTTGATGAGATCTATCTATTAATGGATCTAATTGTTTTAATGAAATTTGTAGTTCAAAAGAAAAACCATCTTTTGTTAATGCTTGTAAATGTATTCGTCTATATTGAGTTTTGTGTGTTAAAGTTCTACCAATATCGTCTAAAAAATCATCTCTTCCAATTAATTTGTATGTTTTATCAAGCTCAGAAAATAGCAATTTAGCTGCTGTAATATTATCAACGCTAATTCTAGCACCTAAAAAATCAGAAATATTTTGTGCTGAAATGTCTTTTACTTTCATTTTCAGCTTAATTTTGTCTTTATCCTTAATTCTTGCCTTTAATTCGCCATTATATTTTGTTGCTAATGGAAGTAGATCTGCCTTAACTGCATCCATTTTACTTGATAAAGTCTTGTATATCTCGTTGAAATCGTCAGTTTTATGGTATAATGGTTTTCCTATGGAATTGAAATCGCCAACAACTTTGTTTGTTTCTCCCCGTGTAAGTAGCGGTGGTTTGCTTTGTGCAGTTGCTAAAACTGTAGATGACGGAGCTGTATCTGTCACTTGGGATTTTGATACTAAATCTTGGAAATCAGATGCTAGTTTGCCAGTTGGTGTAGTTTTTGCTGCAGCTCCAGCACCAGCCTCAGTTCTTATGGCTAATGATGTTCCCTCATCAAACATGGATCCCTCGTCTAACGAGGCTTGATTTCTATAAGCTGCCTCATTAGGTACATCAAAATTTTTAGCTGCCTCAATATCTTGCGCTATTGTACTTTCATTTCTATTAAAATTAGCTTTATTAATACCTGGAGCGTTAGCCTCAGTTGCTACTTTAGGAACATTATAATCCAAAGAGTTTAAATCTTGTATAGTGTCAGAGTAAGCTCCTTGATTTGTTTGACCAGTTTTTTCAAGTTCAGCTTTTCTTTCAATTAATTTATTTCTAATATTATTAATTTCTTCTTTAGATAATTTAGATACTGTTTTTCCTTGAGCATTTACACCAGCAGATCTAATTGTATAATTTGGATTTCTAACATTTAAAAAAGCTGGAGATTTAGGATCTAAAGAAATTACTCTTTCGGAACCATCTGGCATTTTAACTTTAAGAGATCTGCCAGAAGAGCTTTTTTTAATTACTGGAACATTAACTTTATTTCCTTTAGCATCAAAAATATCAATTAATTCTCCAGGCTTAACTTCTACTGGTGGTCTAAGATTTTTTTCATCAATAGGATTTTTAGCTGGTGGTAAATCTAATTCTGTGCTTTCATTAATTGATTTGTATGTAGCCTCTAATCTTTCTCTATGTTCAGTTCTACCCGCAGCATTATCTGGGAAAGGATTATCTTTTTCTGGAATTTTATAATTATCTAAATCTTTATTTTTATATTTTGGATTAATATCTCCTAATTCTTTATTAGCTTTTTGGAGATCTTCTGCATCCATTTTTAAAAGATGTTTTTTACCAACATCAATTCCTTTACCAAATGCTTTAAATATACCAAATAATAATGGAGATAATGTTCCAGATGCAGCACTAACCATTCCAATATTTTTTAATCCAGTTAATAAACCAGCATCTTCAAAACCTAATTCTTTTCTATACGGCTGAGCTTTTAATTGGATCATTGTCTCAGCCGCAGCTCCTATAATACTTTCCATAGCAGCAATTTTTAAAGCTGCTTTTCCAAAAGTTGCTGGTATTGAATAACCAAAAGATGCAATTACTCCAAGCTGCATCCAGGGATCTAAAAAAGATGTGGCAGCCATACCACCAAAACCACCAATGATATTTGCAGAAGTTGTAGCTCTACTTTTTATTTCTGCATAATCCGCCCAGGCATCTTGAGCTTTTTTAGAAATGACTTTTTGCATATTCTCATAAGTGTCATAACCAGCCTCTTTTAATTTTAAATCTATTTCTGGATTACTTTTTTTAACTTCATTAACTTGTTTCCAAAAATCTGCCTCCATTTTTCCTTTATCGGGAGCTATATCAATATCATCCACCATATAAAGCATTGGATCTAATGGATTTACAAAATTAGAATTTCCGTTTTCATGTAGGAGCTGCACTACATTTCCATATTCCTCTTCATTATTAATTCCCTCTGATATAGATAATTCCGACAAAGCAAAGGCTTTACTTACAGCTTTAAAATTTTCTGATATATCTGTTCTTGGTCCCCTAGACCAGCTTTCATCTGTTTTAGGAGTAAGAGCTTTATCTTCATCAAAGAAAATACTCATTAATTCATTCCCGTTATGATTTCGTCTCTAATATTATTAATGTTAATAATGAAATATCCGCCATCGGTATTCATTAAATATTCTGCGTCTGCTCCATTATCTGTAGGATTTTCTCCCATGGCTACTTTGTATTTACCATTTCCAACACTTACAAAATAAGGATCATTTTCTTTAAAAATTTCAGCTAAAGTTATTTCTTCTCCTTGTAATGCACCATCTCCAATAATCGCATTTTTGCCATTCATAGATGCTTTTAACCATAAGTTTTCATCTAATTTCATTCTTTCAATGACATTATCAAAATCTCCATTTTTTAACCAAGGTGGGATATGTACCATGTTTCCTCTAGTATCAGTATCGAACCCCCCATTTTTATCCATGTATTTATTTGAAAATAATATTTGTGTATGTGTTCCTCCAGCAGCCATTTCAAAAGCTCTTTCCCATTCATCTGCATTAAAATTATCTTTATTTTTTCCAGCATTTTTTAATTGAGCCATGTAGATATAATTAGCTGCTTGAACAATATTATTAAAAGTATCTTCATTATCTAAAAATACTTTTGAATATTTGCCAACTTTTCCCAAAATATCATTAGTATTAATTTTATAGATAGCAGCTAATTCTTTATTTTTAGAAAGTAAAAAACCCTCAGCTAAAAGATTTACATTTTCGCTTGGCTGATAATCGTTCATAATTGTAAGTCCGCCAATAGTAGATAAAACAGTATTATCTTTTGACATTTGTTTAAAAGCTAAATCACTATCGGAACCAAAACCTTGAACAAAAATTGTAGATAAATTTATAATTTCATCTTTAGTTTCTGCGCTTTCAAAAGCATCTTTAATTTGTTTTAATTCATTAGCAGTAAAAAATTTAACTTCTCTATTATAAAAAGCTGCTACTGCTTTAGATTTAGCAATTCTTTCATTAATAGCTGTTGTAAATTTATTAACATCTCCGCCTGGAGCCAGTAATTCTTGGAACCCTATTTCATTAAGAGTTATTATTCCTTTATCGTGAGCTGTCGTTAATTGATCTTTATCTAAATCAGATGTTAATTTTGATAAATATTTTTTAGTAATTTCTAAATTTCTTGCGTATTTACCCTCCATACCAGAGCCAGTTTCTCTAAGTTTTTTATTATTGTATTCTGTTAAAATATTTTTTCTGTTTTCTATTTCAGATACAGACATATTGCTTAGCTGCGCATAATACTCAGCATCTATAGCCATGTTGTTTAATTTAAGAATTGTTGCCTCATCTTCTCCCTCAACTGCAGCTGTCATTGCTGCATTCCATTCATCTTTATTAAAGATAATACCGCTCTCTAAAGCGCTTTCCATTTTCTTAACTTTATCTTTATTAAGTTTATTGCTAGTAGTTCTTGCAGTTTTAAAATGAGTTTTTAATTTTTCTACATCTTCTATATCTAATCTTTTATCTTTTTTAGCCATCTCTAAAGCTGCAGCTTGATCTGCTATAGAAACATTTTTATAACCAAAGAAAGCTATGTCCCTATTAGTTTCTTTTTTTACTGTTTCTAAAGTTGATCCAAAGATTTCTTTTGCTTTATCAGAATTTAAAAATGTATTTAATTCATTTGTAGCTGTATCTTTTTCTAATTGAGTTTTTCCATAAACTATTGATTTTTTCCAAGTTTCTATTTGATCTAAATTGTTAAGTTTTAAAGATGCAAGCATATTATTTGTTGTTGCAACTTTAATTGCGTTAGTATCTTTTAATTGTTGTTTAGACATCCATAATGACAATTTCTTTTTTGTCATCCAGGAGACTTCATTTTTAGAGCTTTCTAATAGAGACTTCCATTTATTATTATATAATTCAAGAGCTGCTTTATCATCTTTCATCTCGCTAGCTTGTAATATTGTTGCACTTAAACCCTCTGAGGTATCAGTACCATTCATTATTTCTTTAGATTTTTCTAAAAGCTCATTATCAGATTTGATGTCCAGGTGTTTAATGTAAAGTTTTTCTCCAGATTGCAGCATACCTTTCATAGCTTTGCCAATAGATTGAGCCTCGCCTAAATTTATTTGTCGTCTATCAGCAACATTGCTGTCTTTAGTTGTTGGAGTTAATTGTGATTTATAAAGTTTAATTGACATTAGTATATCCCCGCTGTTTTCCCAGCCATCGCTGTATCTAATAAACTTGCACCCGCTGCATAGTAAGATGCTTTCTTAGCAACTTTACCTCTCCATCTTTGCATATCAGCGTCAGCTCTAGCCATGATTGCCTCGTTGTTTGCCTGGTCTCTTGCATTCTCGGCATTGTAATTCATAATATCTCTATCAGTTTGTAATTGTATTTCTTGCTCATACATCATCTCAAGCGGTGTCCCCTCAAGAGCTGCACCCCTAACCAGGTAAGATGTTTTAGTAGCACCCTGGATCTCTTCAACTGTTCTATCAAATCTTGGGAGGCTGTAGTCATTGTGAACAGACATAATCTGTTTCGCCTCTTGCTCTTTCATTGCAGCATTTCGTTCTTGTATCTTAGCGTTATAGTTTGCTGCTGCTTGAGCAGATTTTCCAGCGTATATGTCTCCAAAAAAACTCATTATTTTATTATCCTCGCATATCTAATAAAGTCTGAACCATCGGGACCATAACCAATCATACGACCCTCTGGCTTTAGACCTAGCCATCCAGCAAATCTTAATGCCATTTGGCAATCTGCTTTCACGCTTGTTTGTAATCTTTTAATTTTGTGAGTATTTATAATTATTTCAGTTCTATTCTTTATATGCTTTGCGCAGAAAATTGGATAGTTAAAAATTTCTTTTGTTGCTAAGACCCACCCCTCGGCAACGCCATCCCAGAGATGAAAAACACCTCCAGCCGCTATCGGTTTTCCATTGATTAGACCCGTGAACGACATACCAACACTTTCTAAATAATAAGCATATTTTCTATGTTCTGGTTTAAGTTCAAGTAATTCACTATTTAATCCAATATCTAATATTTGTTCAGCGTGCTTATTTTCAAATGGCACTATTTCAATATTAGACATTCTCTGTCTCCAATCTTGGATAAATTCCTAAGATAGTCATTGGCAGCGCTTGCGGCTGCTTAACATAAATTAATCCCTCTGTTCCGTGTCCAGCATCAAATTCAACAGCTTTATCTCCAGTAAATAATGGAACGGGTAAATCCATTGATGCTCCGCTGTCTCTAAAATCTATAGCAGTTAAATTGTCTGCACTTGGTCCAACGCTAGCTCCAACAGTATCTTGAAATCTTACAGATAAATCATAAACTCTTTTTGTTTTTGTTTGAGTAGTTTCTGTATAACCCTCATCCAATCTCATTGTTTGTAAATCAGATGAATATATCAATCCTACTTTTGCCTCTTCAATAGCCGTGTCCAGGCTAATAGCTCCAGATGAAACTGTCTTTGCTGTTTGTACGGATCCCTCGCCAATAATAGTGACGCTTTCTCCCTCTAAATGAGTTAAGCCAGATAATGTAGAAGTCTCTCCACCTGAATAAGCTAAACCACTATCTAAATAATGGAATGCAGTTAAATCTTTATTAAATTCAAATGGAGTAAAATATTCAACATATCTTTTTGTAGCTCCATTAATATATCTTTGAATAATAACCCAAACTTGATCCTCATCTGTATCGCCATCAATACAAGCAACACTTTCTACTTTAGCATGAGTTAAAACTTTGTCTGTTTGTTCGGA